CGGTATAAAAACGATGTACAAAACTATTTAAAATTGCTGTTAAAAAAGATCCAGATGCCATAGAGTGCGTTGTTAAAATTAAATCATCTTGAATATTGACTATTGATCTAAAAGTTGATTCAATAAGAATATTTCCGATTAATTTTGACTCTTCAGGCATAAAGGATATGAGAAGCTCTTGCACCTCTCTCTGCACCTGTGGCGACATTTTCCCGTCCCACTTTTTAACATCTCCGGCGAAAACTCCGTGGCTCGATACCAAACTTTGATACATTGCATCCCAATCTTTGAAAGGGTTACAACCTATCATTATTTGATTTGTTTCACGATTAGCAACTATATGTTCAACCATTTTACCAAAATATTTTTTAGTAAGAACTTGATTAAATATAGTACCAACCCTAAAACTACGAGGCTCACCGAGTTTTTCGCTTCCGCGAAGCTCATCCTTAAGAGTTTCAACCCACACTAATTTTTCCCAATCTACTAAACCTTGATTTAAATCATTTTCAAATTTTTCAAGATCTATAGAAAAGGTATCTGTAAACTTTCCGTTCACAAAATCAATGTAGTCTGACTTATCTTTAGAACAACCATAACCGTTACTGGAATCTTTGTTTAATCCTGCTAATAATTCGCTACCTTTCACTATTGAAAATTCATCCAAAGAAGCAAAAGGTTTCAAAATATCGGCGCAGACTTTTCTTGCATAATCCATTTCTGCTAGAGAAACAGCATTACACTCGATAAAAGATTTCTTGGCTACGTCTTTCACGGTACAGCGACCAGAATGTTGTAAGTTCGCAGGGGATCTTGATAAAGGATAAATTCCAAACAAGGGGGATGGACCAAAATTTGTTTTGGTCGGGACACTACTATTCAAAGGAGAGTTTAGTTTAATAAACGACCCTTCAACTAGTTTGTCGCTCACTGTATAAGGAAGCGAATTGAGAGTTTCATCCAAATGATATTGAATGACACTCTTAATCTCGCTACTCCATAACCGTGCACATCCTGTTGAAATTTTTTCCTGTCCGGCGATATGCATTCCTTGAATGAATCCATACTCATCAACTACAGCACTTCCACATAAACCATTTCCTCTTTCAGTATACAAAATTCTACTGTCTTCGGGAATAGTAATTGGAATTTGAGTCTTTCTGTTCAGACCCTTCACTGTAGTATAATAAGTAATAGATCCCTTATAGGGAATACAAATCTTACCGTAATCAAGAACTTTTTCATCACCCACCCAAAACTTCACCAACCCTTTTTCGCTTTTGAAATGACTCTTAAGCGATTTAAAAGGGGTTGGAAATGATTCAGGTAAGGACAAAATGCAAATGTCTTCCTCGTTGTTTCGATAAACGACGACAGCTTTTTCTAAGTCCACTTGCACATTCTTCTTATCACCTTTTGCGTAAAGTTTGACATAAACGACATCATTTGCAACTGCATGACTTGGTATAATAATCTTACGACCACTAACCATAGCCTTGCATGTCACAACTTCTTTATCGTTACAGTCCATGAAAACCTCACAATGTTTAATGTTCTTTTGAACATACATAACACCTGAGTGGATTTCCTTATCTGCAAAACTGATAACGTCCGATTCGCTATTTAAAGTTGTAGGAAAAAACAAAGAAAAAATAAAAAAATAAGCTAAAATTAAAATATATATAGAAAGATAAATAGTAATTTTGAGACCACCCTTAGGATCCATAAACCAAGAAAAGATTTGCTGGAAACGTGACCAAAAAGTATCTCTCAAATACAGAGTATACTCTTTGATTAAATCCCATATGTGTCTAAGAGACATATCCCAAAAGGGAATATGTAAATCTGTAAAAACATATCGAACTTGTTCATCCGCCCTTATTTGTAACAAATAAGAGTCAGTAGCTTCTTGTCTAACGGCCCACATTTCTGTGTGCTGGGTTATTCCTGAGATCAAGATAGTTCTATCTTGCCTACACTGAATAACATGCAAAGGGGGTCTAGGGGATTCGTTATCATCACCTTCATGAAACTCACGTTCCTCGAAAGAAACTAAAGCCTCTGAAAATTCTTCATCATCATTTGTTTGCATTTCTGCACACAAATCAAAATCAAGAATTTGCTCTTCTTCGGGGGATAACTCGGTATTTTGGTGAAACTTCTTCTTCAAGCACAAAAATGCTTGAACAATCTTTTTCATCCACACCAACAAATCCACTCTGCGAGTTTGGGGTTTAATAACGAATGTTGGAGATATTTCTATCTCTCGCTGCTTAAAAAAATTAAAAACGTCCACGGGAAAGCTATTGTGAAACGAATTCGTAGTAATGTCGAAATATTTAAAGGCAATTACACCAGTTAAGGAACCATCTTTGGCTTTTGCTTGCGAAAAGTCGAAAACGTTTCCTCTCCTCCATAATGCCTTAATATCCGAAATGCAGTCCGATTTTGTCAGACCATGCAAATTACTAAACGAATTCGTTGTCAAAAACAACAATTCCGAGTTGAAAAATTTTGTGTCTTTTAATTTGGCATCAGCACAATCTAGAGGGAGTTTTACAGGGGAAACCATATTAATTATAGTTCTCCACTGTGAGACGCCCTGTTGACCTACGTCATCCATATAAAAGACTGGCTCGTTATTATAAGTATCATAAAAATCTTTGCCATCATCCACTGACTTTACAACATGAGAGTAAGCCGGCATTTTGAGACTCTTTAATAAGGGTAACATAGTGTAAGACTTCAAAGTACCAGGAGGTCCTTCGAAAACGAAACAAGTAGGTTCTACTCTACTCATTTCTCCGTAAGCTTTCACTACTTTACCCATTCTTAAAACAGCCTCAAAAATATGACCTACACCTGCATGTCGTCTAGCCCAAGAAAAGAAATCTGGATCTCCTTCTGCAACATTCAAAAATTCTGTAACGGAGTGCCTAAAAAGCACATCGCTCATAATTTTTGGATTTTGCCGATATTGATCAACTAATTTCTTTCCTTTATCTAAAACTAAGTGATGTTTGGTCACATTAATTTTATTTGTGAATGAATCAAAAATTTCTACAATTTGTGTTGGTAGTTTATCCTTGATAAACTCATAAACACAACTAAATAAATCAGATAACCACACCACTAAAGAGTGATAGATACCAATATCATCCAAAAATTTAACATTTGTGAATGTAG